TCATCAAACCTCGGACCGGCCATCACGCTCCTCACGCTCCAACGCACAACAAGACCCGACATGACAAGGAACCCCCCTGGCATGCATCGCGAACACCTCACGACGCAACTTAGCGCGCTCCTCAGAACGAGCAGCCCGCAACAACCCCATCTGCTCCGCCCGATCAGCCCTCATCGCCAACCTCCACATCACGAAACTCGGCGACCAAAGCCTCCAACTCGTCAGCCAGCTCCAAATCCGACAAACCAGAAGCAGCACGCTCATCATCAACAACGACACGCCGCTTCGGCGTGAACTTGTCGATGTACTGCAAATACAAAGACGCCGCCTTCACATCCCCATCCGACGCCAACCTGAACAACGAATCGATCACCGACTGCGTCCGCTCAGGATGAATATTCAACTCCGCACACCGACGATCCCACTCCTTCACAAACCTCGGATCACGCTTAATGCGCCTCAACGAATCAACATGAATATCCCGACCCTCAGCCCACTCCTTCTGAGTACGAGGACTCCGCTCAGAGCCCAGCAACAACCACTCCAACAACTCAGCCCAAAGCTCAGGCATCTCACGCTCACCAGACGACCCCACCGTCCAGCCACGCCCACCACCATTCTGCGGCATGTCAACACCTCCACTACAAACCCGCCCCGTCCCATGTGGGACAGTGCGATCTCTTCATTGGGGGGGGATCAGATATCAGATAGGCACCCCGACGAGGGGTGCCATCAGATATCAGATACGAACTACCCACAGGCAAACAAGAAAGTTGACCCCTGGTCAACGAGTCCTGGCCTGAACGCTCACTCCAGATAGGTATCTATACATATACGCGTGCGCGCCCCCCGCCCCCCCTCGGGGGGTGGGTCGGGCGGACAGGCGCTCGCACGCTCGTCGGCTTCGAGCTCGCCGGCGAACATTCGTTCGATGGGGGACAGGCCGAGATCCGTCCGTTGTCAAGATAATGGACATTATCAGCACAGCAGATCGGCTAGATTGCAGCGCCTGGCCCCTCCCCTATCCGATAATCCTGCATAAAGCGGCCGAATCGTGCATAGACGGCGAATAGGCCCCAGCTCCGCTAGTTCAAGCCGAAAAACCCCTCCCCTATCGGACCTGGTCCGTCGTGTCGGATGCATAACGCCGGCCGGCGCGCCGATTGCCGGCGGACGGACGCCGGCGGCGCGTAACCCATGGCGGATCCGTCGCGGTTGTGATGGTCGTTCTGTGGGTCCGTTCGGTCGGACGTTGTCACTATGTCGACACGGGTCGGATCCGTGTAGTACGGTCGCGGGTGATGTCGGCGAGGTTCGCCGGCGGGAAGGGTAGGCATGGGATTTAATAGGCCCGAAAACGGCGCGGCGGCGGTAGTTGTCCGTCTGCGTCACGGCGGCGTCGTCGTGACCCGCGAGGATGATGGGGCGACGTTGCTAGCGTCGCCGGCGTCCGAGGGTGATTGGGATCGGTTGTGGGCGGTCCTCGAGTCGTTCGGTGGTGGACGATGAGTAGGGCTCCCGATCTTGAACGGCACCTATTGGCCGGCATGCCGGCCGGCGGCTATCCGATCCATCCGCTAACGGGCGAGGATCGGGCGGCGTTTCGTGCGGCCATGATCGCCGCACGGGTCGGGATGGGATTCGAACCGTTAACGGCGGACCTCCTCACCCCACCTAAGGCGAACGTGAAACTAGACAAAAGTAACGCCTACGGGCTGTCACTGTCGCCGGCGTCTACGTCGGGGTGGAACGTCTGCCGTGCATCGTCTGCGGGATGCCGTGCCGTCTGTCTAGCGACGGCGGGTAAGGGTGGGATTCAATCGGTGCAGGATGGCCGGCAGTGGAAAACGGCGCTACTCGCCGCGGTGCCGGCGCTCTTCGTGCGTGCGTTGGCCGATGAACTGCGGCGGACGCAACTACGGCGGCCGGTCGACCGGCTAGGCCGGCGGACCGGTCCGCTAGTGCCGGTCCGTTTGAACGTCCTCAGTGACCTCGCGTGGGAACGGCTAGCGCCGGCGTTGTTTGAAAATTTGCCTGGAAAATTTTCGGGCTTATCGGGGTGCCGTTTCTACGATTACACGAAGAGGACCGGCCGGCGCGTGCCGGCGTCGTACCACCTAACGATGAGTGCGAACGAACGGCACGCCGACGGCGACCTAGCCGCACTGGCCGGCGTCTACGGCACCAACGTCGCCGTCGTATTTGACACGGCACGCGGTGCGGCGTTGCCGGCGACCTATGCCGGCGTCCGTGTAGTGGACGGCGACCTATCCGACTCACGATGGGCGGACGAGGTCGGCGTCATCGTCGGTCTCCGTGCTAAGGGTGCGGCGGTCGGGGATCGTTCGGGGTTCGTTCGGGCGGTGGCATCGTGATCGTCTTCGGTCTCATCGATAACGGCGTGCTTTTGGCATGCATGGCGGCCGGCGTCGGGCTGGACCGCGTATGGCTACCGCGGCGGTGGTCGTCGCCGGCCATGTCCGCGGTGGTGGCCGGCCTACTCGGCAACGCCGTCAGTGATGGTCTCGCCGCCGTACCCATGGGGTGCGGCGCGGTGGCCGGCGTGGTCGCCGGTTGCCTATTGGTTCTCCTCGCGTTGCCGTTGGCGGCGCGTTGGATTGTGGCCGGCGAACGTCGCCGGCTATCGAGCGACGCCTAGAGCGTCGGAAGGGTAGGGACAGTGATGGCAGTACCAACTACGGATAGGACCACGGCGCACCTATGCATCGGGGACGTTATGAGGTCGACTCAGTACTACGGGCAGACTCGGCGGTTCGTCGTGCATTCCGTGACGCCTAAGAGTGTGCGCGTGCGCGAGATCCGACGGTGGGGTCTCGGGGATCTCGAGGTTAAGCGCGTGCGGGATGACGGCACGTTCACGCTCGGGCGGTGGCAGATTGCCTACCTCGAGGATCCCGAGAAGGTAGCGGCGGGCGCGTACCCGCAGGACTTCCCGTGGTAGCCCCACAGGCGGGCTATGGGCACCGGTTGGCAGGCCGGCGCGTGACGATCACCCGCGAGGGCCCGCACCATGGGCGCACGTTCACTGTGCGGCGCGTGATCGGGAGCCGCTTCGGAGGGTTGGCGGTCGACGATGCAGAGCCCACCACGGCGTGGTCGGTGGCCGATGTCGAGGTCGTGGGCTGTGTCCGTTGTGGCACGGAGGACACCGGCCGCTTCGAGCAGTACGGCGAGGTAGCCGAGGTCGACGGTGGCGCCCTGTGCGTCGAGTGCGGCAACGGCGTGTGGCCGTGCGCCGACTGTGGCCGGCCAGTCTCCTACGACTACGGGCGGGAGTGTTACGTCCATCTAGACGATCCCGAGGTTGGCTGTTTCTTGCATGCCGGCTCGAAGGAGTGCCCGCGTTGTAAGGGCAGCGGCACGGTTGGATCGCCTGGATTTTTGACGCCGTGTGACTTCGACGGGGTCGACGAGGACGGCGAGTGGTATTGTGACAACGGCGCCATCGGGCGCCATGACGAAAGGGTAGGAAATGGAAACTGAAACGAAGAAGATGACATGCGATGACTTCATCGCTGCACTTAGGCGCGAGGACTTCACGCCCGACGACTTGATGAACATCTCGCGGTGGGCGAAGAAGGAACAGGGGCGCCTGTCCAAGCGGGGCATTGTCGGAGCGAGGAAGGGCGACACGCTGATCCTCAACGAGGACGGCTGGACGGTGCGGGTCACGCTTGAAAAGGTGAACCGCACCAAGGCCGAGGTGACCTTGCAGGAGGACTTCAAGGGGTGGTTTGCGGGGGATCCTGTGAACTGTCCGTTGTCGTTGCTGACCCGTGAGGTGGCGTCGTGAGTGCCGGCGAGTGGAGTCCCGTTGGCCGGCGCATCGTCGCGGTGCGGTCGCTGACGAAGGCCAACGCCGCCAAGCAGGGCTGGGACGAGGGCGAGTGGCAGTGGAGCGACGGCGTGCAACTCGTCCTCGACGACGGGTCGATTCTGATCCCGTCCGCCGACTGGGAAGGCAACAAGAGCGGCGCTCTGTTTGGTCTTGTCAAGCAGGAGCCGGTCTTTGTGGAGCCGGTTGATTGGCCGGTGGCGTCGTGAGTCCCGATTGGACGGGCTGGGTCATCCTGCACGGGATGCTGTTGGCCGGCTTCCTGTTCGTGGGGTGCTTCGTCAGCATCCTCGCGGTGCGTGCTGCGGCGCGGTGGCTGCTGCGCCGGTGGTGGGCCAGGTGAGCCACAAGCTTGGGGTCGGAGCGTTGTGTGCCGGCATCGGTGGCATCGAGTTGGGGCTGCGGTACTTGGGTCTCGACACGGACCTCCTGTGGGTGTCGGAAACCCATAAGCATGCGTCGCGCGTACTGGACGAGCGGTTCGGCGTTCCGAACCTCGGAGACTTAACGAAGATTGTCGACCCGCCTCGGGTCGACATTGTGACAGCGGGCTTCCCGTGCCAGCCGGTGTCTCATGCCGGCAAGGGTGCGGGGGTTCACGATGAGAGGTGGTTGATCAGAGATGTCGTCGATGTGGCAAGACGAGCGGGCGCACAATGGATCCTCATGGAGAACGTGCGTGGTTTGTTGTCCGCCAACCAAGGCCAAGCCTACGGGGCGGTCCTCGATGCGTTGGCCGACGGAGGGTTCGATGTCGAGTGGGCATGTATACGAGCCGACCAGTCCGTGGGTGCCTGCCATAGGCGCGAGCGGTGGTGGGGAGTTGCTACCTACACCGGTGGTGAACGACATGGGTCGAGGGAAGACTCCCGAGCGTTGGGACTCTTGGACGGCCGAGATGAAAACCAGGCATGGCAACGGCAACGGGCATGGGAAGAGCCTGTCCATCGAGTTGCTGCGGTTGTTGCCGACTCCGACGATGGTCGACTCGAAGGTGTTCGGGCCGACCATCGATTGGGAGAAGAGGCTGGCGAAGCATGCGCCGCATACGGCTTCGGTCCTTATGAACCTGCGGTGCGACGATGGGAGCGAGTCCTCGGACGGGTAGCGCCGGCTCCGACCGACGACAGGGGCGCTACGCCGGCCTTCATGGAATGGATGCAAGGGTTTCCGAGCGGGTGGTGTACGGATCCAGCGTTGGGGCTGTCTCGGACGGCGATGTTGGAGACCCTTGGCAACTCGGTGGTTCCTCTCGCAGCAGCGGCCGCCTACGGCCATCTGCTGGGGATCGATAGCGCCTAGAACTCCTACCCTCTAGGCGTGGTCGGCGTGCGGCCCTGTGTCCTCATTCCCCTCGAGGATGCGGGGCCGTTTCGCGTGCTGGCGCGTGCGGAGCGTCCCCCATGTCAGCGCGTGTCGCAGGATGGTGTTACCATTGTGTCAACGTCTACGAAAGGGTTAGCGATGAACGTTGAAACGGTAGAGCCGGTCGGGCCGGCGAATCAGGCGCTCCTATGCTGGGACGATCCAGCCCCAAACGCTAGTCGTGTCTATTCGATGGCGTTCGGCTATCTAGGCGACGGGCGCGAGCCGACCGCGGCTATCCAGTGGGGTGACAGCCCCGACGATCCCGACAAGGGTCTCGTCATGGTTCCATTCGATGTGCTGCTGACTGCCGTTACGGAGGGGTGGACCGACCACCCCGAGGGGGTCGAGCAATGAGCGCCAACGATGAGAACCTCGGCGTGAGGGCCTACAAGGGGCACGAGATCGAGGTTGACGACGACGGCCATGTCACGGTTTGGCAACTCGACGGTGACGGGCCCGACGGTGACCATTGGACGGAGCCGTCGGTGGACGCCGCTAGGGCATCCATCGACAAGTTCGACGCGCCCAAGGGTGCGTGGTGGGATGTCCTGCCAGGCGACTACAACGAGTTGACGCGGGAGCGGGACGGCGACCGCGCGGACGCTATCGCCGAGCAGCATGAGCGTGAGCGGTGGGGGTTGTGAACCGTCACGTTGAGATTGTGGTGGCCGACAACGGCCGCGACGCCGACTCGCTGCTGTGTGGCCGCATCATCGTCGGGCTCAGATACGGCGACGTTGATCATGTCAGCATGGACTTTTCCTACTTGATGCGAGACCTCGTTTCGGTCAAGGTCGACGGCAAGGAGTTGGTGCTGTCCGAGGAGGGTGTCGCCGAGTGGGCGAAGGCCGGCCAAGATGCCTGACGCCGAGGAGCTCCTGCGAATCCTGGTCGACCGGCCCGAGTGGATGCGGCGTGCAGCGTGCAGCGGCATGACGCATGCGTTCTTCCCCGAGGGGTCTGGTCCCCCACCTAACGAGGCCCGTCTGATCTGTGAGGGGTGTCCTGTGGCGCGTGAGTGTCTCGGCTACGCGGTGGTCAACAGGGAGAACTGGGGGGTGTGGGGTGGTATGGGGCCGAAGCAGCGTCGGCGCGTTCGGGCACTCGTTTCGGAGTTGATTCAGGAAGGGAGATACCTGTGACGACGCCACCGGTAACACCGGCAGATGCGGAGGCCCGCTTGAAGCAAGTCGGCTTGCAACCTCGCGAACCCTACGTTGGTGTAACCAGGGCACGCTGGAAAGTCGAGTGCTCCGTCTGTGGTCATAAGGATGCCAAGACACTGAAGCAGATCAACGAAGCAATCAGATGTGGTAGACGACCTTGTGTTCCTTGTGGTCGCGAGGCTCGTTATCAGACCATGATCGCTACTGGTCAAATCAAAACGACATGCACGCTTACTGATCCCATCACGGGTAAACGATGCCCTAAGCCACATAGGTCTAGAGGCATGTGCCAATCTCATCTAGACAAGGACAGAAAGTACGGCGATCCTTTCGCTGATGGCTTCAAGATAGCCGGCAGTAAGCGTCGCAAGCCTGTTGAAGAACTCACAGAACTCCTGGCCTTCATCGGGCACACGATGATTGGCGAGTACGTCAACAACAAGACACCCGTTCTGTGTCGCCACACCTGCGGCGACACAAACCTAGTCAACATCAACAATGTGGTTCAGGGGGCGGTCATAATCGGCTGTAGCACTTGTGGTCGGGCTAACGGCCAAGTCTACGATGGACGTAGTTACACCAAGCATCCCACGTTGGTTTACCTGTTGAAGCATTCCGCATGGGGCGCCTTGAAGGTGGGTATCTGTCGCACCAAGAACGAAGGCAGGCGACTACATCAACATGAGAGAAGCGGCTTTACGCTCGTTCAAGCGTGGCCGTGCCCCACGGGTGCTGCTGCATACAAAGTAGAGCAAGAGGTTCTACGGCATTGGCATGAGGACTTGAACTGTCCGAAGGGTGGCTTTCTGCCTAAAGGGTTGAAGGGTGCCGGCCACACCGAAACGGCCAGCATCCGCAAGGTCGGATTGAAGAGAACCATCGACCACATCGAGGCGCTGATATGACCGCACCAACCGATTGGGTGGAGCTGACAGCGTCGTGCGGTCGATGCGACCGCCAGGACAGCGTCAGCGTGCCCCAGGCTAAGTACACAGAGTGGAAGGCCGGCGCCAACATTGCGTGGGTGTTCAAGAACCTCTCCCTACAACAGCGAGATGTGCTGATCGGGTCGGATACGACGCGTCCGTTTCCGTACTACCTGTGTGCCCCATGTTGGGACCACACCTTCAAGGAGGACGAATGATCGTTATTGCAGGGCTGCTAGCCATCCTGTTCGGAGGTGTCATCGGGTGGGTGGTGCGCGACATCATGGCGTACCGTCCCCCGTCTAGACGCAAGCTGGAGGTCATCGACGACTACTGGCGTTCCTGGCCTGCCATGTTGCGAGACCTGAGGCGCAGGACGAAGCCGTAACCTGTTGTTAGTGGGACAGCGTCAACCTAAGATAGATGCTGGCCCTATATGATCCGACTGTTCCCTCGTCCGCCTTTTACTACCCTTTCAGGCGGGCGGGGGAACTTTAACGAAAGGGGAGTGTTGTGACCGACGAGGACCGCCCGAACCTGCGGATGCTGTCGCCTGACGACGCACCGCCAGAAGACCAGCTAACCGACGTTCTGTTCGAGATCAGCCGCACGTTCGCTGTTCTCAGCAGCCAGTTCGAGCGGGCCTTTGTGGTTGTCTCAGACAGCGTCCACGGGTCACCCGAGGATTCGTGATGATCCCCTATCAGGTTCATCTCGACGACTGGACTCTCGCCATGTACGCCACCGACGATGGGCGGCTCACGTTCACGGTGAGCAACAGTGAAGAAGGGGACCATTACCTGACCCGTGTCGTCGGCAACGTCAAGTTGCGCCGCTACTACCTCGGGGATATGTGCGCCGGCGAGCTCCACCCTTCGCCATGGCCGACCTATGAGGACGCGACACCCGACGGGCTACCCACCGACGGAAACAAGATCACACCGTCGATGCTGGACTCCAAAGCAGACCTCAAAGCTCTCATCGACGACAGCAAACGGTGGTCTAAGGAAGCGTTCCTCGCGGCAGAGGGCGCGGGGTGACATGGCTGTCACCGTCGAGAAGCAAACCGTGTACCTGGGTGCAGGTTTGAAAAGCACCGGCTGGGTTGTGTGGGATGGGGACACATGGGTCGGGTGGAACCTGGATCGCGACGCCGCCCTTAGACGGGCGCAGGATGTGAAGGAACAGCAGGAACACCGAGATGGAGAATAACTAGTGAGTGACAGCCACCTGTTCCTGCCTACCTTCGCCGACTTGCAGTCGACTCTGGTGAGGCTCAAGCCTCGGGACCGTATGCGAATGAGGACGATGTTGGACCGCGACCTACAGGAGTTGAGGTCTGAACTGTCCGACGCCCGCGAGGACGACGTAGCTGCGTTGGTGAATGGTGGTACCCACAGTCAGGCTGAGGTGGGGCGCTGGGCCGGCGTGAGCCGGTCCCGCGTCGCTAAGATTCTGCGGGCCCGCGAGAAGAGGTTGCGGGAGAACGGTTCCATCTGATATATCTGATATCTGATGATGGCCCCGAGGGCCATCTTCTGATATCTGATACGGATCCGCGACGGCTGTCACACCCCCCGTCTAATCTGTGGGCATGATCGAACACAGGTTCCGACAGTCCTGGTTGAACACCTTCCTGGCCTGTCCCGAGCAGGCCCGCACCATCCGCAACAAGACGGCTACCGATGTGGCCGGCAGCAAGATGGTGCGAGGCACCGCCGTGCATGCCGCTATCGAAAGGGCGCTCCTTGCCCGCATGGACGGCTACGAGATGTCCACGGACGACGTTCTTGAAGCGTTTCGCTGGTCGTGGGACGGCCTCGAGGGCACCATCGAGAAGTGGAACAAGGGAGCGACCACGCCTGAGGCGACCGTCGGGCTGGCCGAGACCATGGTCAGGACATGGTGCGCCGAGGTGTTCCCCTACCTGAACCCTGTGGGTGTGGAGAGGTCGTTCGAGTTTGTCCTCTACGAGGACGAGGGCCGTCGCATCATCCTGCATGGGACACGCGACCTCGACGAGGCGGACCTGACCTGGGATTGGAAGACCGGTCAGCATGACGAGCCGTGGATGGTTCGACGCAACGACTTGCAGTCCATGATCTACACGCTGGCTCGGGCCCATGAGCGCGACGACCTGGAGTCGCAGCAGCCGTTCCGCTACTGCTACCTCACCAACGGCGAGCTCGAGATCATCGACGTAACCCGCACCCCTCAGGACTGGGCTGCGCTGGTCCCGATGTGTAACTCGATTGCGGACCTGATCGAGGCGAAACTTCCGTCGTGGCCGATGCGCTACGATGGGTGGAAATGTTCCGACGACTGGTGTCCCAACTGGGCTGCGTGTCGTGGGCAGTACCTGGGTGTCGGCTCTAAGCCGGCGAACTGGTAACCGACAATCCCGAAAGGGGAGAAAAAACAATGAATGAAAAAGACAGGTCCATCATCGCTCAAACGTCAGCGAAGGTGGCGGGATCGATGTGCATGGGCAAAGGCAGGGACGGGATCACCGAGTATCTCGCCTGCGTGGAAACAGTCTTCAACGACATCATCGACCGGTCGGGTGGCAGTGCCCCTGTGGCTGCTGTGCCTGCTGCTGCGGCACCGCCTGTGATGTCTCCTGCGCCGAGCCCTGTCGCTCAGGTGCAGGCTGCCTTTCCAGGAGCTGAGATCGTGTTCGCTCCTGGTCAGGATGTGCTCCCGCCGGCTCCGCCAGCGCCCGCTCCTACGGCGGCGAAGCCGGCGGGTCGCCCTCGCAAGAAGATGGAGCTCGACGCCAGCGGGTTCGTCACCGACGGCAAGCAGGCTGCGTGGAACGTCGCCTTCCTGTGTGCCGGCCAGAAGACCGACGACGGCAAGATCATCGTCTTTGATAACGCCGCCAAGAAGGCTCTCGGTAAGGCCAACGGTGGTTACGCACCCAACGCAGCAGACTTCAACATCTCAGAGGCGGGCGCTGCCATGTACGACCTCGGCAACAAGCGGATCGGCCTGTGGTTGTCGGACGCGCCGACCCACATCCAGGCCGGCGATGGTTCCATCCACGCCTTCAACGCGGAGGACATGCACGCACGCTGCGGTGCGTAATGCCCGAACTGCCCTCCCCCCTCACACCAGAGGAAATAGTCGCACGACTCGAGGGGGCGTCCTCATCCGACCACGGTGAGGGCGTCCCCGACTACAAGTACATCGAACCGACCTCCACGGCGTTTGACTCGTTCGTCGACTACGTCCGCAACGACGAGGGGCGGTTCCTGCTTGGCTTCCCCGAGGTTGACCTCGCCATGCGGGGTCTGGCCCGCGGCGAAATGCTCCTCGTTGTGGGCCACTCACACAACGGCAAATCCCAGGTGCTGTACAACGCAATAGTCACCGCGCTGCTCAACACTGACGCCCACATCCTGTTGTTCTCTCCCGATGAGCCACGCGAACTGGTCGCCCAGAAGCTGCACTGCATTGCGTATGGCCGCAACGGCGAAGAGCTTGAGCAGCAG